AGTAGCCAGTACGACCTGCAGCCTTATCAGCATCAGAAATGTACCAACCGCTAGCAGAAGGCGCAATATCTGTGGTTGTTGCATCTTCCCGCACAAACACTTTGTAAGTGGTCTCGTCAGTGATCAGTTTGTATACTGCGTTTTCAGCATCGTCAATAGCGCCTCCAGTGATGAATGGAACTGCGCTATAGGCCTCAGTACCACCAGCAAAGTAAATATTACCAGCAGCTCCTTGATCGCCGGAAACCGTACTAGTAAGATTAGCTTGCGCAACACTTTCACCAGAGGTGGCGTTAGAAACCAGGCCGGTAGCAAACGTGATCACATGGCCACTGTGGGTGTATACACCAGAGGCAACGCGACCATCACCCCAGCCAGAGGCAACGGAGATAGTAGCGCGATACACCAGGGCAGGTAACGTAGAAGAACCGCTAATCACCATACCGGTGATGTCGGTGCGGGTGTCATCATTGCGATAGGGGGAAGGAACAATGACATCGCCCGAAGCAATTGGACCATCACCAGAGGTATTGGTGACAGGCACGTAACCTCGCTGTTGGAAGTAACGATAACCAGGAATAGCGAGAACAGAAGTGGGACCACCCTTGGAGGAATCGTTAGAACCACTGTCGTTAGTATCAATATTGCGATACCAACCATTAAGGGGCTCGTTCCAGTTGCCAGGGTAGATCTTCTTGGAAGACAGGTAGGACATTTATTTCTCCTAGAAAGTTATATGTATAAGTTATCAGATAGTGCCGTCGTCAGCTAAGAAGCTGTAAGCGGTGGTAACAAAGTCCTTATTCAGGATCTCGAAACCAGCGTACAGTTGCCAAATCAGAATGATGAAGCGGCTGAAATCATCGTTGTTGTTGATAAGCACCTGAGCGTTGGGACCACCAATACCAACACCAACGGACTGAGGACCGAAGAAGAAACCTTGGGCAACCTCTTGAGAAGAGTAGTTGCTACTGTCAGTGAAATCAGCGGTAACGTTCTTGGTTGGGAAGTTGGTGGATTCGAAGAACTTAACACCTTCGAACTGAACACCAGTCGGCATCACAGGCTCACCAGCCAGGAAATAACCCTGACCAGCCTGGGGACCCATGAAGAAGCTGGAGTTGTTAGGCATCATGGGATTACCCATGTACATGCCTTGACCAGGCGCACCAGCGTAACGTGCGATCTCACGGAAGTCACTGTCACGACGCAGATGCATCATGAAGGTGGGGTCGCAGATGCAACGATAGAGACCGTCAGCGAAGGTGGGGACGTTGCGCTTACGCATGTCCTTCACAACCTCCAGGAGGTCAGTGCGAACAGAGAACTGCTGGACTTGGTTAGCGTACTCAGTGGCGGAGTAATCAATACGGCCTTGGGAGTCTTTGACCTTACCACCAGCAAAGTAGTAACCGCCCTGGGAAGAAGAAGCAGCACCGTTGGCTTCAGCTTTGGCGAGTTCATCAATGAACACGCGATCACGCCAGCGGCGGTAGTCATCGAGCAGCGTCAGGCTACCGATGGACTGGTGAAACATGTTCAGGTTGCCAGTATCAAGCAGCAGACGCTGAGCAGTAATCAGAGTCTCGCGAGCAATCTTGAAGGTGGAAGGTTGGGTCGGGTCACCCGGATCGGCAGGACCGGTATCAATGTGTTATCCCGAAAGCTGTTTATCTCTCGGTTCTACAGCTTTTCCATTGCTGTAGTTCAGACTATATCATCACCCTTCAATCTCAAGTATTGATTCGGGTGCGGGGCACTCGTGTCGCCTTATCGTCCTCTTCATTATGAAGGTGGGACTCGCTCAACCAGTCTGAAACTTTTCCAGTCCTAGTGAGGTCGACTTTGTATCCAATACAAGGAAGAATATAAGGCTTGATTTGTTCAATCAAATTGCGACACTGTTTGGAGTGCCACCTTAAGTAAAACTTCCCTGAAACATGACGAACTTTTGTGTAACTTGAGCCTGTTAATGATTGAATCCATTCACCAACAAAATCGGTTGTAGGTTCATTTTCGCAAACTGCCAACCAAGCAGATCGTTCGATTTTTAAACAACCAGTTTTGCTAATGCGCTTTCTCACTTCAAGAGAACCATCATCCATCCAAAACAGGGCCAGCTCTTGTAACCCAAGGTCACTTAAGACTTCCTCAGAGAAAATCTTTTTACCTTCAGGATAAACAAGATCATAAATAGGTGCTAACAATTTCTTGTTAGTTACACCAAATCGAACAGCCGGGTATTTTCCTTTATCCAGGAAAGACCTGAGTGTTGCTTTTGTTCCAAGTAATTTATTCAACTTAGAAAGCTGCCACTCGGCATAAGGCTGGTGTTGCTGCTTCCTTTGGATATGTAAAGTTACCGATCCGTTTCTAGGTGATCGGGAAAGACATCCATCTCCAAGGGAACATCCAATCAAAAATCTTCGGCTTTCAAGGTTCGTCATGGGGTCGACAGCGTTAGTCGTTGAACCTTCCACCTATTACTAGGTGGCTTGGCTGCTGATTGCCCGACCAGTATAGCTCTTTAGAACTCTGGTTGGAGGGTTTCCAGCAATTCACCCCGTTTTCGACGCAGATTACGCTGCGAAGGAGCTTACCGGAATACCAGCAAAAAAGCCGGTAATGACGGATGTCAACTCTTTGAGAACAACAAGCACCTTCTCTTTAGTGATGTTGCGGCTGTTGGCAGTACCAATCGTTTGATCAGCAATACGCTCACGGCTGTCCTTGGTACCAGGGGTTCCCCAGAACTTGTAGCGATCGAGCTGAACAGTTTGACCAGGCTGAGAAGTAAAGTCGTGAACCACCACGGGCTCAACGGCCATTTCTGTAATATATGCGGGGTGAGGGCGATAAAGCTCCGCACCTAAAATCTTTGGAAAGTCAGTATCAAGAAACACTTTCTTTTATCCTCCAGTGTTGTTGGATTTTTCAATCGGATGAAAGATAGAGACCGGAGTCTTATCTAACAAAATTTTAGCAGGTTAAGGTTTTAACTCGCTTTTTAGTATTGCAAGGTGGAAATTGACTGGCGTGCACCAGGCATATTGCTTGATGTATAAGACTCAGGATCAATACCTTGCTGGAAACCAGGCATACCCATAGCACCTGGTATGGCACCAAGAGCAACACCACCAAGACCGGCAGCGGCAGCAGATGCTGGAACCATACCCGCAGCTAAACCTTTGCTGATATTACGTTCAGCTTGAGGGCTAACATTCATTTGCTCCAATGCATTTATAACATCAGCAGCTTTGCCAACAGCTCCTGCACGCACTTTGGATCCCTCGGGAAGATTGCGTCCAACGTCTCCAATAACATTGCCAGCAGGAATTACTGCTTTTTCTTGAATAGCAGAAACCAACTGAGGCGAATATTTACCGGCAAGACGTGCACCCAATAAACCACCTGCTGCACCAGTGGCACCAAGACCTGCTGCTAATCCCGCAGAACCTGGATCTTCACCTTGAGAAAGGGCATACCCACCGGTTGCTAAACCAGCAGCGATGGGTACACCATACTTAAGAGCACCACGCATGGGATCACTCCATTACAAACAGTTTGTTTGCAATCACATCAGGGGTAGCTTGATTGATAACGCGCCAGGCATTCTGGGGATCACGCTCCATAGTTGACTTGAAGCTTTCCCAGAAGTTCTGAGGTTGCTGAGGTGCAGCTGCAGCGGGAGGAGCAGGGAATTGTCCCATGCCAGGAGTCACAGCTTGGGTCTGATAACCAGGGGTTTCAAGCTGAGCTTCGTTCTCATAAACGGGATAGGGACCTTCGGGACCGAAAAACTTAAGCGTGTAATCACTCAGCACATCGGGGTTGGTCAGAATCTCGTTATAAGCAAGGTTCTCCTGGTGCTCATTCACTGCAAAGTTGGCATACCCCTTGAGAGTATTAGTTGCAGATTGACCCCAGGCAATAGCGCTATCAAGAACGCCTTCCAGGTTTAGAGCGTACTGGTTTAGAATTGCCGGAGCTTCGGTCCCGTACGCGTCCACCACCATCCGGCTTTCCGGGCTCCACTGGAGCAGATCCGCCACGTCCGCTAAGGAGCTGACCGAGGAAGTTTGGGAAGAGTTGTTGGATGAGGTCTGGTTTGTTGACCAAGTCTGCGGAGCCGATTGTGGCGTAGCTTGGACGCTCGGTTGTCCGTAATCGGGGAGGGCACCGGGCTCCCCAGCAGATTGACCACCTTGTTGAATGCCGTCTCCCATGGGTTGCTCTGGGGCGCCGCCGGTTGGGATTGGGGGGCGTACTGAGACGGGTTTGATTGGTAACTGGTAACCCCCTGAGGCGCCACTTGGGGCACTGCCTGGGGGTAACTGGTCCCCACTTGGTACTGAACCGGAGCCTGGGGCGCCTGTTGTTGAGGTGCCGGTGCGACGTAGCTGCTCGGAGCGACCGCCGGTGCTTGGTTCATCTGTGGGGTCGATTGGACGGTAGCGTCCTGCATAACTCATCTCCTTTTGTAATGCTTCTAGAGTTCGATACAGATATGGAGTCAAGTCCAATTTTGGATCTGCAGCCATCGGAAGATCCGGTGCCTGAGGGTGGGGAGTCTGCATCATGCCCCCCACTAAACGAGCAAATTGAGAGTATGCACCCTGTAACTCGTTTACCATTCTGAACGGGAACCCAGATAGCATCTCGGCCCGTTCCTCATCCGTTTTTGATGGGAAGAGGTACTTCAGTGCTTCAATGCTATCAACCCCTAATTCTTGAAGGTTCCTGACAACAATAGAATTGTTCAGGATATCTTGCGTAGAATCTTCGTATACGGGTCCCAGCCAACGCCACAACATTGTGACGTCACCATCTGGTATCAATCCTTTGACACCAGGGGGAATCATCTGCGCTTCTACACAAGCCATCATAAGACGCTTTAGCTGTTGTTCATATACTTTCATTGCTTCGTTGTAACCTGCTTCCATCTCGGGTGACATCGCACCTTCTGGTGGAACAGGCTTTTCAATCTTTGCGGCAGCTGCAAGACTATCTTTAAATAACTGCTCTTCTTGGTAAATGATTAACTCAAAGCAACGACACAAGCCGTGTTCATAAATAGCATTTGCTTTCTTCTTGGATGTTGCCGAAACACGACCAAATAATGACTTGTATTCCGTAGCGGTAACACCAGCACTGATGGATAACTCGTCAACACCACCTAATGCGGTACGAATCTCCTCTCGATACTGCCGAACAAAAGCATTCTGGTCCCCACTGATAGCATCTGGGACGATATAACCAACTCGATCGTTCGGTTCCAGGTTTGCAATGACTCTTGGTACGCGAATCTGACCATCAACACCGCGAGATACCGGATCTTGCTTAAATGTGGACCTACTGAGCCCCATGGGACTGGTGAATCCGGAGTTTGCCGCGATAGATGGGCGTTGAACACCGGTATCTCCACCAACATCAATGAGATCAGTCTTGGGACGGGACGAAAGTAAGGTTGGATTACCAAAAAATTGCAAATTCTTCCGCATGTTGCGGATTAATTCGTCATGAATGACAATGTGATTAGCAAGAACATCAAAATCACCACTGCCTTCCATCGAGAAGCCCTTGGGATTGTTAAAAATCTCCACGCAGGGAATAAACCGCAACGTATTTTTAAACGTTTTGGTTTTACCAGGGATCATGTAGTTAACATTATCGAAAGACATCTCACCTTCCGAGTGTGTTTCCTCAATTACATCTTTCTTAATGGACAATCGGATGTAGCGCTTGGCTCCTTGAGAGTCATTATTGCCGTATCCAGTTAGATCTGCGGAATTAATATCCTGATTAAACCCATTACCACGCTTAACTTTATAGCTATAGATGATTACGACTTCCTCTAGCTCCCCATCAGTGTTGTAATAGGAGCGATATTCATGGGAACGAAAGTAATAAAGGCGATAGTTTGAATTTGTGGGACGGATATAAAACATTCCCTTGCCATCGCAAAGAAAATAATCCCAGATGGAATCGAGTCGAGTATCTAGTTTGTTGTATTTGGCTACACGATCAATAAAATCTTTGCGTTGATTACCAAAATTATCTTGAGAAGGAAAGAATTC